TTGTCCACCGAAGGCTGTAACCAGAGAGTTGATAAGTCCTAAGCCATTTACCAATGCTTCAGGAGCAAGCAACTTCATAATTGTGTCGATGTTTGTCTTTATCGCAGTTGCCGACAAGTTCACATTGTTCAAATTGTCTTTGCCAGTTAGCGCGCCAATTAGTCCGTCAATAAAGGCTTGGGCATTTTGTAGTCCTACCGCCCCTAGAACACTCAAAGTCGTCTTTATTTTGTCTACAACGATTTGTGTAGCAGGACCGACTTTTTCTTGACTCATAACCGTGAACTCACTTACAAGAGCGTTGATGAGAGCCTGTGCGTTGGTTAGTCCTGTATTTCCAAGTACGCTCATGATTCGTGAAATGTTTGTAACAATGTCGGTCATAGCCGCGTCAATAAGTTCTACTCCAAGAGCCGCACCATCGCGGAACGCCGTAGCCATCGCAATAGCCTCGGAATACATCTTGTCGCTCATTTGCGTTCCAAAAGCGTCAGAGATAGTTCCGATTTGTTCGTAGAGAGAGTTGATTTCCGCTATTTGCCCCGCCGTAGCATTGGAGAGAGCCGCTACCGCCGCGCCCGCTGATTCTGGACCCGCTTCAAGTAGTTGTTGAATGTAATTCTTATTTAGACCCGAAGCCAATAACTTTTTAGCATTTGCCGCAAAGTCCGAGATTACTTTTAAGCGGTCTTTCATTTGCGTGGTCAGAGTATCTACTCCGCTTGTAGACTTCTTTAGTTGTGTAATGACTAATCCAGTCGCAGTTTTGATAACTGTGTACGTTGCTTTGGAGTCAGTTTGCGACAAGTCCGCTATGGCAGTTCCAAAAGACTTAAGTGACTTTTGTAAGTTAGTACTGAAGTCTTCTTGCTTTGCTACCAAATCGTCTAACTTCTTCTGTGCGCTCTCCAAAACCTTGACTGCCTTTATACGCATACGCGCCGCGTCAAGTAGTCCGTTTGTTTGAGCATAAAGGAAGTCTTTTACTGCGTCTCTTGCTCCTGGAGCCAACTGCTCAAATCGCTCGTTTATCGCCTGAACTAACTCGTCATACATTCCAATAATAGAGTCAACTGTCGCTTCCGCTCCTGCCATGGCTTTCTGAATCTTGCTTGGTTCGCCAAATGGTTTAGCCAAGAACTCATTTAACTTCTCCATCGCTTTGGAGCGCGTTTCAATCGCCTTTTGTAAGTTGTCGTAAGCGTCATCAATCTTCTTTTGGACATCTTCAATTTGTTGCGCTACTGCCGCGTACTGTTCGGCAAGAGCCTTGACCTTTACTGTTACGCCGTCAAATACTTTCCACAAACTATTAATCGCATTTTGGTCTTTAAGCATTTTGGCTTTTGCTTCAAAGATGGCTTTTAGATTATCTAGTGCTTTTCCAACTGCGTTCTTTGCCGCGTCAGCACCTTCCAAGAACGAGGTAGTGAAGTCGCCTTTAATAAAGTCGTTGTATTCATCAACCGCTTCTTTTAAGTTGCGCTTCATTTCGGCTAAGGCTTTTGCGGCATCTTCTTGCTTCTTGAGTTCCTTCGGGTCAATGACCGCACCCTTCGTGGACATACCCAATTTAGAAAGGTCAGGCATTTCAAATTCAGGATTCTTTGCTACATCGTCTTTTGTTTTCTTTGTAATCTTGGCGTATTTATCCAAAGTCTTAGCGTAGTCTTCAACTTTTTTAGCCGAATCGTCAAAGAACTTACCAACATTGTTTGTCATGTCTTTTAAGCCTTCATAGGCTTTTTTAGCGTCTGGGTTGATAAAACCAAGTACCTTGAGGAATAACTTAGCAGGACCAGTTACGATGTTTAGAAATGCTTCGGCTAGGAAACCGACTACGCGGATTAGGAAGCCCACTACCTTTAGTCCAGCCTTGCCTACTTCAATAATCAACTTGCGGAATGTTTCCGACCTATCCCACAACATCTTGAAGCCAACGCCCAAAGCGATAACTGCCGCAATAATAATTCCGATTGGGTTTGTAAGGAAGGCTGTCTTTAGTAAGTTCATTGCGCCCGCAAAACCCGTAGTTGCGCCCGTAGTTGTATAAGTCCAGAAAGCATAGGCTTGTTGCGCTTTTTTAACTATCAACATCGCCTTGCCAAAACCGAGCGTTGCCGCAACTGCTATTTTAGTTACAGTCAAGTAGGCAAGAACTGCCGTAGCGACTATTGTAAAAAATGCGCCGTACTTCTGTAAGACCTTACCTACTGCCCCAAGTATTTTGATAAAGCCAATAACTGCGCCAACTGCCAACTTAAAGGCAGGTAAAAGTATGTTTGTAAAAATAGGCTCAAAGACTGTAATTACGCCTTGAGCAAAATCAACTAAACTTTTTAGAAGCCCGCCCATAAACTTCATAAACTTTTCAACCGCCGCTTTATCGGCAAACTTAGTTTGTAAGTTTTGTAGCACGGGAACTAGATTAGAAGCGATAAATCCTTGTACTTGTTGAAGGACAGGGAGTAAGGCTTGTCCAAATGCTTGTTGAACATTCCGTATTGAATTGCCTAACTTAACTTGTGCGCCCGCCGCAGTTCCACCTGCGGTTTTAGCAAAGTCTTTATAGGTTGAGTTGAGAACTTGAACGATAGCGGCGGCGCGTTCGGACTCTGTACCTGATTTGATTTTCTTTTTTGTCTCAGCGTCAAGTACGAAACCTACGGCAGTCAAAGAAGCAAACTGCCCGTTAAGGGCTTGGGCTAATCCGTTAGTCATTTGGCGGAACTGGTCTGCTGAAGCACCTGCGCCTTTTTCTGCGACAACATAATCCAAAATAGCAGGGGTCAACTCAGCGATAGTTCTTCCGTGTAAGTCGAAGGTTGCCAACTGCGACTGAACCGTTGTGATGTTTGATTCAGTTACAACCGTACTATGTTCAAGTGCTTTGGCTTGCTGTTGAAGGATTTTGATTCCTTCTTCGGTTGCGCCGCCTGTGTTGTATAAAAGTCTTGCTAGTCGGTCTTGCGCCGCTCCTGCCTCTTGCGCCGCTCGAACTGAGTCACGAAGTAACTTGACCGAGAAAGCACCTGCCGCAGTAGCCGCACCTAAAAGAGCAAACTTGAGTTTATTCTCTAAAATAGATGAAGTCTTTGTAGCAGACTTATCTAACTTATTTGTTGCTTCTTGGGCTTTCGCCATTTCGGCAATAAACTGCGTTGAGTCGGCTTTTAGTCGGGCAAGGATTTCTACAACCGAAGCCATACTATTTCACCTCTAACGTTTCTTTGCCGCCTGTTCCTGTTCCCAAATCCGCAACCGCTCTAGAGTTTCCCACTCTGCCAATTCTTCGGCGGAAATGGGGCGAAAGGCTGGACTGCCGTAAAGTAACTCTGCGACAGTCCTGCCCAAACGCTCTGCTAACTCAAAGACGAATCTGCGGTAGCCGTTGCGGAGGAATCTTTTCCCTGCGCGTCAGCCGATTCCTGCGTAAATCCAGATAACCTCATACCAACTTGTGCCAAGCGGTCTAACGCTACGGCAGACTTTGTAAGAAGGGCATCGCGGTCAGAAGGTTTGAAAATCTGCTCGCCAGTATTATTGTCAAAGCAAGTCGCGATAACAATTTCAGGATAGACAAACTGAAGATTTACTCCACCTTGTTGGTCTACCGCTTTATCCATGATACGTGTGCGCTCTGCGCCCGTCATACCACGAACTTCAATAGTTACTCCCCATTCTGGAACGGGGACTTTCTCGCTCGGAATATCTACTGATGCGAGGATTTGGTCTCTTATGGACACGATTTCTCCTTCTTGGGTCTCTTTGGACTCGGTTATTTGGATTTATTTAGTTGTATTTGTTAAGACCAAGCACCACGAGTTACTGCACCCGTGATTTGGAACTCTGCTGAGAAGGAAACAATATCGCCAACTCCTGCAGAAGTCTCGTATGAGGTCAGGAAGCACTCGCCAGAGTACTTTGTGTATGTGGAAGTTGAGCCTTCAGGACCATATTCAAATGAAAGTGAGTCTGCGGCTCCTAGAACACCAGCAAGGTAGCCGTCAACTGTTGCGTCAAACGACCCTTCAATGCTGATAGTTTGGTTCTTGAATCCGACAACGTATGAACGGTCAGATGAACCAAATGATGTTGTTTCTAAAACTTCTGCTTCGCGTGGGAACGAAACGGAGTTTAGAGTATTACTGATATCTCTTAATGTTCCGCCTGAGTCATCAATTTTGAAGACGGCGGCTTTACCATGACGAAATGTTGGCATTTTTATCTCCTTGAGAAAGCGATACTGAACGTGATTGAACCTGTACCTGCCGCAGGAGTTACCAGCGCGCGCAAGTAGCGGTTGACGGTAGTTCCCGAAGCAACTACTGAACGCTGTGAGGTCACAGTTCCAATAGCGACAGTTGTGAACGTAACGAGGTCAGCCCAAGTTGAGTTATCAGCAGAGTGCTGAACCTTTGCTACGGTAGTGCCTGAGCGAGTATTGGCAGTCACGTGGAGATGTGCTACGCCACCATTTGTGCTGGAAGCAGAGTTATCTACGCTCGTACCTGTTGATGTGCCTGTTGCGGCGACTTTACATCCAAGCCAAATGCCGTAATCAAGCCCATTGTTTGCCACCGCTTCGCCCGAAACGGCAACAACATCTGTTAGTGGACTGCTAACTTCGTATGAAGTTGAGGCGGAGTCCACAAGCACCGCCCGCCCGCCGATACTTGTGCTATCGGTGGAAGTTGAAATGACGCTGTTGGTTGTATTGCCTAATGCGTCTTTTAGGATTTTGTCGATTCCATCTGCGGTTGAACCTACTGTTACTCCGTAGGTAGTTCCGTCAAAGAGTCCTTCAAAAGAAATAGAGCCATCAGTATGCCCGACAATGTAAGAGCGGTCAGATGAACCGAAGGTTGTCGTCTCTGGGGTTTCTACGGCGTTAGCGACTGTAACGCTATTCAAATACGCAGTAAGGTCGTATTCGTTAGAAAATAAAACTGTGTTTTTACCATGGCGGAAAGTAGGCATTATTTCTCCTCAACTGGATTTTCTGTTGTTTCTGGAGCGACTTCTTCAACTTCAGCGACAACTTCCTCGACTACAGGAGCGACTTCTGCTTTCTTGCTCTTTCCGTCTGAAGGTTCAATTAAGCCTTGGTCAAGAAGCCACTTAGCAGACTTCTCTGGAATGTCCGAAACTAGCGCACCTACTTCAGCGCGCTTATCTGGTGGATAATCTAGACCCGTTAGTACGCGGTACGTGGGCATTGTTTCCTCCTTTGGGCAGGAACAACCCCGAACGCTTGACCTCTTGGGTTCTACCACGTTGGGGTCTCTAGGACTCGGTAACGTAACTTTACCACTACTTATTCGATTACTACGCCCCACACACTAAAGTATTTGTAAATCTGCTACGCGCTTTTCTGGATACATCGCAAAAGTAAGGATTCCTGCCTCTGAGCGTTCGCCTTTCATTTGCTCCCACCAATCTGACCCACCATCCATCGCAGGGGCTTGTAGCCACAAGCAACCGCCCCAATCAGCCATTCTAAAGTGATGGTAGTGACCTGAAACTAAAACATCGCTATCGCCAACTGAGCGGCGTCCTAAAGACTGCCCTTCTAGCCATCGTCTTAGTTTGGCTTCGGGAGTTGAACCGCTTGTTCGTGCGGCGTGTCCGTGTGTAATTCCCAAAACCCAACCTGCTACTTCTGCCGTAATGGATAACTTGTCTTTTGGAATAGCAAAACGAACATGACCGTAGGCTTCTGGGTTTGCTTCTAAAATCTCTGCTACTTGTTCAACTATCGCCAAATCGTCATTGTCGTTTAAGGTAGTAAAAGACTTGCCGCCCGCACTTCGGTTTTCTCCGTGATTACCGCCAACTGCAATAACAGATACTTCAGGGAAGTATTTACACCAGCGAACTATTGCGTCACGAAGTAGACGGCGGGCTACCTTTATCTGGTCGCGGCGGTCTAGTTCAACCCCAAAAGTCTGCTGTTGGTAATGTCCTAAGCAACCTTCTACCGAATCTCCCGTCCACAAAATAACTAATCTTCCAATAGGTCGTTTGATTTTCCGTAATTCTTTGATTCTGCTTTCTACTGCGTCAATGCCTGAAAGTATGCGGTGTAGTGTTCCTTTGAGTCCATCTCCGTCTGGCTTCGCAATTTGCCAGTCAGCCAGCACTACGCAAAACGCGCCATCTCCTAAAGACTGAACTTTTACTTTAGGTTTATGTTTTTTTATTTCATTTTCTAATTCGGACAAATCTTCACTTGTCGGACTTTTTATCTCAATTACCCGCCCTTTCCATTGGCGGTTGAGAGTTCCAAGTGGGTCGCCCCAAACATTGAACAAAACAGGTTCGACTACTTTGAACTTTGTCGGGTCAAGACCCCAAATACGAAGTATCGCTTCCCAGTTAGGTATTTCTTCGGCAGGAATTGCGGTAGTAGTTACTGTGCCTTCGTTGCCGTTCCAAACTACGCCCGCTTTCCAATCTCCCTCGCGCTCGCGAGTAGGTGGACTTTCTATCGGGTTTTTAGATGTTTCTAATAGTTTGTCTAAATTGTCTTCTATACTCACGGACAGGCACAACCAGTTCCAGTCACTTTGCGGCGGCGGTGTCTACGCACTACATCACCACTTACATAGTGTCCGTGCTTTTTTAGAAGCAAAGATAACTGCGAAGATAAAACTGCTTCGTTATCTAGAAGTTCTTGTAACTTTACTCGCTCTGCCTCACTGATACTTTCTAAAATCTTTCGGACTGAACATAGTGCGCCATTTTCTTGTTTGCGAACTACAAAAGAATTGAGTTCATCAAGCAACCTGCTGGTTTGTTGCTTTGCACCTTCCGCAGTTGAGTTTCCATGGGCGGGTGAGGTATTCGGCAAGGATTCGGTTGCATCTCCAACAACGCGGCGTTTCGTCACGCTTCTCTCCTCTCGCGTAGGGGTCTTTAGGTGGCGTGTCCAAGTCTACACATCCACAAGACAATCCACGTTAAAGACGACACGTGGTCTTTCGAGGTTATCAGATGAAAGGGTGTAAAGAGAGCCAGTAGGTTCGGCACGAATAATTGTTACACCGCCGACTGTTTGATTTATTATTCCTGCGACTAATGTGCGAAGCGTTTGTGCTAAATCTCTTGCCGCTGGATAATCGTCACGCCCCGCGCGAACTGCTACTTGAATGTTTGGGCGGTCAATTTCAATTGGCGTTGAACCAAAAGTCATAGTCGGAGCAAAGCCCTGCGTTTCATAAACCGCCACACAAAGGTCTGGGGTTTCAGGCATTTTGGCTAAAAACAAGTTAGTTCCAAGCGTAAGCGTGGCGTTATTGTTGTCTATGTAAGTTCCAATGCCTTCTAGCGCAGTAGCCACTTAGATACCAAGTCCTCTCCGAACATCGGCTAAAAGTCTATCGCCCATACCATTGACTTGACGCTTGACGGGGTCTTCTAAGTATTTTGCCTTTTGTCC